GCACCTTCAATAGTGACATCAGAGCTATTGCTCACCTCATACGAATAATCAACCGACAGATATACATCGTTAGCAATCCGACCAAGTGAGTCTGTTCTCTGCGGATTCGCTAAAGAAGAAGACTGTGCTTCATTAGCGTATATTGTAATAAGATTACTTCTTGGCGCAGCGCCATACGTTCCGAAATACACGTACCCATTAACTACTGGGTTTCCAGAATCATCTATAATCTGTGATAGTCTAGGTCTAATTAAGCTCATGTTATTTTATTTCATTCTCGTTGGATGCCCGATACTCGGAGTGGCGTTTGCAGGTCTTGGGTTCTGGTACAGCAATTGGTTCTACCTACCAGCGATTGCGCTAGTGAGCATTATGATTACGTTTTTATTGACGGTGGAAACGCTCTACAAAAAGAGCACTAAAAAGGTCTGCACACCAACTAACATGATGGAAATTTGCGACTTTCTAATTAGTAAGAAGTGACATAATCGAGTCTATTTGACTGTCAGGGGTTATACCTCTAACCCTATCTATTCCAGACTTAGCAACATCCAGTGCTGCACCTGTTGTTGACCGTTGACCTAAAGTTGCATCTACCGCAGCCTTACCAACCTCGCCCCTTAATGATGTAGTAGCACTTGGGCCGAATAGCGCCTCAAGGTCATCCACAAAAGCGACTTGGTTAATTAAGTCATCGGTAAACTCACCGCCTTGGTTAATAGCTACGTTCTGCAAATCTTCAAACGTATCTAAGACATTAACCCTAGACTGTGCATTACTCATTAATCGCCTAGCGAGAGTGCCTAGTGCTTTGTTAGCGTTAGCACTGGATAGGTCAATCTTTGTACCTACCGCGCTCTCTAAATCTTTAATAACTCTGATAGTCTCAGAATAAGCGGTATTAGCTTGGTCATACGCAGGGAAAGCACCATCTAGCAAACCATCTAAGTCATGCCTTAAACCCTTAACCAATCGCTCTGCATCACCTGTGAGTCCGTCCTTTGTCTTACCATAGGAAACATTGTTATCTATATAACGCTTGAGCCTATGAACATCGTGAGCGTCAGGTGGCTTAGTGTCGGACATTCTGAAAATTATTCGTTTAATAATATTCTCAGCACCAGCCAAACCCTCAAAGTCTGAACCTGAGAAGTTTGGAGTTATTGACCCGTCTGCGTTTCTACTAACCTGGACGCCAGCAGCATCTAATTGGTTTAAAAATTCATCAACGACAGGCGCATGGTCTACTGTTTTACCTCTTAATCTATCTGAGGCTTCGTCTATTGCTTGCCCTGCTCTACGGTTAGCTGTGCGAACCACATCAAAGCGTTCCATTACAGTGTCACCTATAACGTCACTTGGTCTATTCAATACTGAATATCTGCGGTTGTTTCTCGCCTTTTTAAGAGTCTCAACCATTTTAAGCATCTTCTCTTTATCAACGTCAGAAGAACCGTTAATCATCTGTACCGTTCTATCCTCTAACCCTTGAGATAGAGCTTCCCTCGCTGGTTGATTAGCCACAACGCTACCATCCTCTGTGCGCTTGTATTTTGCCGCCCTAGCATCGTCAGCGTCTAGCCACTCTTCTAGGTTTTTAGCTTTATTCTTTATACCCACATAAGCAGCACCGATGCCGCTTGCAACAAAGCCCACAGCCGAGCCTATAAGACCCCCCATCCCCATGTCTATTAGCTTACCTTCGGGTGTGTCGGCTTCAGAGAAAACACCAGCCTCACCAGCTCCAGTTAAACCACCAACCTTAGTGCCTTGCCATAACTTGCCAAGAGTTGATGCAGCAGCAGGTACTTGACTAGATACCGTCTTAGCACCAGCATAAGCCGCTACTGGAAGCACCCCGGCAACACGTGCAATCTGTTCAGATGTGTTTTGTGGTTCAGGCACATCAACCAAACTCTGCATGTTTTCAGAGCTACCTAGCGAACCTTTAAACTGCGGAACTTCGCTTCCTGTGGCTTGGTTGTAGCCGTAAATACCTATATTCATTACTGTTTCAATAGCGTCGATGGGTAAACCCAAAGTGCTAGACACCGCATCATAAAAACCCTTTCCAGCTTGAGCCTCTAACTGTCGCTTATCCAAGGCTTGTGCCTGACGTGCAGCCATATCATCTACTTCTGGCGCGCCTCCAACTTTGCCTAAAAAAGTATCATAATCCATCTTTGATTCATATTTGGAATACAATTTCGGCAATAATTCATCGTCAGACATATTATTATATTGAGGGTATTTCTCCCGTATTTCAGGCAGCTTCATTCGAATAAGCCTAGAGGGTCGTCTGATGAGCCAACGCTGACGCTAGACGCGCCTCCTACAGCTCCAGAGTTCGGCTCTGGTTGTGACTCTGGTTGTGGCTCTGCCGTATAACTTGAGTGGCTTCTATTAAACTTATCCAGTAAACGAGAATACTCATCCTCAACCTTCTGAAGTTGATTCTCTATCTGCGCAACACTCGCTGTTGTATCAACATTAGCTAAAGATACCTCTAATGCTTTAAATTCTGTCTCGTTCAGTGCGCCTAAAGTTCCTCCCTCTCGCTTAATTTTAATGAGAGTTTGGAGAGCCAAGTTAGATTTAAGCTGGGCAACTTGCCGCACCATGTCTGCTGCTGGTGAGGTGGGGTTTTTAGCCAATGCTATACCTGATTTACCAGTGTTTGCCCATGTGTTGAGCTTGCGAATATCGCCGACTAAGTTGAGCATTCTGTTAGCTTCAACCCTACCTTCTTCAGCATTACTATCTTGCTTAAACACCCTTTCTCTCTCAGCGTTTGCTGCTTGCTCTTCTAATACAGGTTTTCCAGTGTCCCGATAATAAGCAATACCGCCTTGCGTAACAATTTCACGTTTTTTGACACCATCATAAATTACATCGCCAGTAGTAGGATTAACAATGTTTCCATCTACGACAATACCCTTTTCTGGAGTTAGAGCACTTAAAACACCGCCAGCCTTAACTATGTTGAGAGACAATTCTGATGCAAAATCATCCTCTTGCATAATAAGTTGATTTTTTAATTTATCAGTTGGCAAATCTACATCTAAGTTGTTAGCAGACGCAAAATCGCGCTCTATAATTGTTTCTCGAACAAGATTTTTTGCAGCATCAACGCCTTTTGCCTCATACAGCGATTTGACTCCAGTATAGAAATCTAAAGCCTCTTTTGTAGATTGTGCCTCACGAGCTAAAGTAATGGCATCACCTGATTTCATTACATCTAAAAGACCCGTAGCCATACCAGCATCAATTTTATAAAGCCTCAAAAGTTTATTTTTTAGAACTGGGTCGTTCATTATATCTTCGAGATTTTGATTCGATAAAGCCGTCTGGAGAGATGCAGACTCTTCCTCGACCGCTTGCTTTACTTTGCCCTCTTTAATTTGAGTAGCTATACCCATTGCTAACTTATTGGCATTTGAGTAATCAGGCACTAATGACGCGCCATCGACTGGTCTAAAATTAGAAACTATAGGATTCATGCTGATAACCTTTCGTGGAGATTTTGATAATTAATGGCTAAGACATCATTAACATTAAAGACACATTCTGGATAATATTGTTCAACTTCCTGGGCTTTAAAGCCAATAGACATTTCCATACCGACCTTATCTTTATATTCGTCCTTCCAGTCCCACTCGTACAAAGTCAGCTCCTTGATCTTGCCAATAGGTTCCATGTTTTTCTTTAAGCGTTCGTCAGAGAAGAAAACCCCTGCACTTTGAACGGTGCCGTGACTTGCAGCAACCGGAGTAAAAGCTCCCGCCGTAGCAGCTATCATACCTGCGGATAGTGCTGTGTTAAGGAATTGATTTCTAGAGGCTGCATCAGCCTGTGCTCCAGTAATTATGCCTTGCGCTCTAGCATCAGCAGCACCCTGTACGCCTTGAGCATAAGACTGCTGAGAACCTAGCAAGCCTTGCGCTGTAGCATTTCCTGAATTAAGAATACCTTGAGCCATAGTGTTTTGTGCGTCAGCGCCAGCTTGAGCGCCCTGCATCAAAAAATTACCCTGAGTGGCAGCGCCCTGGGTTAATAGATTGCTTTGAGTAGAAGCGCCCTGAGTAGCCAAATTACCAAGATTTCTTGCATAATCCGATTCTATGCCCGTCAACTGGTTAGCATAATTTGATCCAATATTTGATGTCTGTGCAGCAGCAGTCTGACCAGTGTTTACGTTATTTCCCAAACGTCCATATAACTGATTCTCTATCTGTTGAGCCAATCCTGTTGAAACATCCGCTGCTCTTTCAATAGCTGCACCGCTTCTTGTCATTCCTGATCGCGCCATATAGTCATCAGAGACTCTCTGCCTGTCAGCTCTAAGCTCACCAAAATTATCTGAACTAAGAATTCCTCCTAGCCTTTGGTCATAGCCTTCAATAGTAGATGCACCTTGATAATCCTGAATTGATGATGTGCCTAAATCTACATAAGGTTCAAACCTAGTTACAGCCGCATTGTATTGGCGGGCTTGCTCCGCTAACGCTCTAGCAGCAGATTCTGCTTGTAGGTCTGACGCATACCTTGTGGCCTCTGCGTTTAACCTAGCAGCCTCTGAGGTTGCTCCAGCGTTTAATTGAGCCGCTTCAGCAGCACTCCCAGCTATAGCATAACTACCACTAGCAGAAATATTAGCAGCCTCAAGTGCCGCCGCCGAACTTAACTCAGAAGCATCTAATTGCGCTTGAGCCTGTATCTCAGCAACATCACGCGCTGCACCAGCTTGTATCGCGGCAGAATCTCTAGCTGCTCGACCACCTCCACCTTTACCCATTACAGTACAACCTCATATAGTCCAAATTCATCATTGTTTAATTTCCTCATTCCAGCAGATCGACACATAAAGTGCGCCCTGCGGTGATTGTTTGGAGTGATAGCATAAACTTTATAAAAGCCCATATTCTTTAAATCTGCCCATTGTTCTTTTAATTGAGTGATAAAGCCCTTACCAACATCACCCGGTAGTAACGCCCCATGCATCTCAGCGCAAACGCCTTTTCTTTCGTAAATCATTAACCCCTTACCAACCCTATAATAAATATCATCTAGATTAGGTATGTAGTCTGTAACCTCTAACTCTTCAGACATAAACCGAAATATTAAAGGATCAGCTAAAACCTTCTTAATCGCCCTTAATGAATAGACGCGCTCAAGGCTCAAGGGCTTCTATTCGAGCCTCATGGTCATTAAGCCGCAAAACAAGGGCATCGATAAACATCATCAGCTCTTCTGTTCCTAGCACCCTAGAATCGCCGTACAATCGACCAATAGCATTCTGGTAATCGGGCTTTAATGCTTCAGGGTTTTGCGTTGTCATGTTGCAACCATGTTAGTGAGAGAAAACGGAACACTACTAGTCGTTCTAATAATTATTCCAGCATAGCCCTCATACCGGCCTAAACCACCAGGAGCCATAAAACGTAAGCGATTAACGTACTCACCGCCGGTGTCTTGATACATGACATCAGACCATAAATGACCGTCTTTACTCAGACTCAAACCCACTGTACTGGTTTCAATATTCTGAGCTAACGATAATTCTAAAGTACTCAACGTAAATACCGACTCATCACCAACGCGCATGAAAGTCTTAAATCCTCGGCTAAAATCGCCTGAAGTATCTGAATCAGCGGTTGTTAGCTTGTATAGACCGTCAGACTTTTGCACAAACCAAGTGTCATTAAACAATTTGGCGTTCTGATAGCCCCATCGATCATAGTTAAGATCAATTGGCGTTCCACTACTTAAATATCCCCAATTACTCGGCGAACCGCCGCTGAAAATAAATGTTCGATCTGGCATCTCAAAAGCGTAGCAATCAACGCCACGCCAATTGAACCTCTGCCCTGATACTGTCTCAAGTTGCTCTTTAGTGTACTGGGTGTTTAATATTTCATTAATAGCATCAGTAGACACTGGAACAGCGCCACCATCAGCATGAATATAAAACTGATAGCCTCCTTCCTTATCCCAACCAAGAAAGATGAATGAATCTCTAGTCTGAACAATTCCACCAACATAGCCTACTGAAACTATTGAGTTATTTACTCGAACAAAGGGAGCACTGCTAGTGCCAACATTGCGAAATCGCTCAATTGAATTAACGCCAAAAATAAACACATCGTTTCTTATGTTTAAAGCCAGCCTATTCTCGTCTGGCAGCGTTTCAGCATCAAAGAATGATGTTGCTAATACATTATCAGCATTGCCAACTTCGCTGTAAAAGATAGCCTCACCATCAGCGTTGACCCATACAAATCGGCGGTCAACATAGGCAACTGAACGAGCCACAGGCAGGTGAACATCTGTCGTTGCTGATAGCGTAGTTCCATCAAATATATAATTGGTGTTACCAGTTGCGATGGCTGTGTGGTTAAAACCCTTCGCTGTGCCTATTTTGCCAGTACCTTTCACCGTTCCAACAGATGTTAAGCTGGTAGTGCCTGTATACATTGTTTGCCCAAATACTGAGCATAGTTTACCGCCGCGCTCAAATAGCCCCCTCGGTGAACCAGTGACGCTTGTTACAAGCTCACAGGCTGGCCTTGACACAAGAGCACCCTGACTAAATATCTGATTTAGAGTGTACTCTTCGAGCTTTGGCGTAGCTAATGAACCACTAATGCCTCTAGGTAGTGGAACTTGCATCGTCATCTATAGCGTTGCCATCAAAAAACGGTGACCGTAAAACACCCCGCGTAGCACCCTGACCTCTTGGCAGCAAAGCACTAGGAACTATGTTTTCAGTGGTGATTTTTCTGTACATTCTTGCCAAGTCATTATATGCCTCACGCTTTCCGGCAAAAACTTTAGGAGTCGTTTCAACTCGTGCAATTTCCGCTAACTCAGGCGCTAGATATTTAATCAAATGCATGGTTGAAGCACTTGGCTCACTTAGCTCAGAAGTCAATGTGGTTGGAACTGCAATTGTGGTGGTAGTTTCAGAAACAGTTTCTTCAAGGACAATATCATTTTTCCTTAAAGTCTCCATAGAACTTACTAAATAAGGTAATGCGTCCACCAGTAACGAGGCTGGTATTGGCATCACCTCACTGTGAGCGCCAATATGGTTATATGCCCTCTTAATAATGGTGATTGCTGTACTCATAATTTGCCTTGTGCTTGTTCTATCCAGTTTTCTCGATCAATACGACCTTTAAAGTTGAGCAAATCATCAATTTCGGCAGCATCTTGCTCTGTGAGAGCAGCAATTTGAGCAAACGTAGTAATCTGTATCCCTTTAAGTTTATTGGCTATTGTTTCTCCAATGCCGCTTAATTCTGTCAAATCATCCTTCTTTTTTTCTTTTGAAGCATCAGACATTTTTAGACTGAAACCTTCACTAAGCATTTTCTTTTCTTCTTCAGCATCATTAGCAATACCCATATACCAGGTAGTGTTAAATACTGGATGAAGCTCTATTGATTTTACTTCAGTGTATAAGCCTTTTGGATATTCTTGCATTGGTTTCTCCTGTATTAAAAAAAGGGAGTCCCGAAAGACTCCCTCATATTAGCTAACTATTAAATAGCAGCGTTCTGGCTAGGTAAAAGTAGACCAGATCGTGATGGATCAACAACATTTGGCTTGCACCAAGTTGTTAACCTGTGATTTACAGTAAGACCTGTTATCTCACCTTCTCGCAGGAAGGCAATTGATAGACCAGAGCTTGTTGTGTATGTGTCTAGGATGATTCGTGCTGAACCCTCCAAAAGACTCATATTCAAATCACTAGCAAACAATGTTACAGCGTCTTTGGTAGTGAATACCGCAGGTGTAACAGTGTCAGTGTTAATGATTGTACAAGCTGCACTGTTGGCAGGTTTAGCCGTTACGTTCTGGTAAGGGCCAGCAGCTACGATAGCCGGAGAAATTGTGATGGTAGTTGCACCACCAGCAATTACTCGGAAAGTCTGTAGCTGACCTGTATCAACTTTGGTATCTCGACCAACCCTATTAACGCCAGCAATCGTAAACACGTCACCAGTAACATAAGTGCTTGCACTTAATATAAGGCTTTGTGTACGTATGTCATCGCTATTAGGAGCTGATGCCGCTGCATCTGAATTGTAAGCAACAGGGTCAACGTCTTGGTTTGCGCCATTAACAGTCACGCTCGTTACAGAGCTTGCTGTAACTTGCCCCAAGCTACCAGTCTTATGCACTTGAAAAGCACCAACGTCAGGCAATTGTGACTTGCTGTAAGCATCATGGTCGCGACTGTTGTCTGTCTGTCGCATACCAAGATCATTAGCAAGACCCATAGCCATACGTGGATCAAGATACATATATCGATCAGATGCGTTCGCTTCAGTCTCGTCTAACATCGCGTCTGCTTTAGCAAAATGCGAGTAGCTAGTAAGAGCTGTAGTTTCTGCGCCGATCAAAGCACCTTTAGCAATAATAGTGTCGGATATATCTTTCGACACATCGCTGCTTAATTTGCGTACAGCAGCATTAACACTATCCTTAATGCGGCGTTCAAAGTTCCCTTCAATTGCAGTAACTGTAAAAGAAGAGTTTTTGATATCGCCAGCAGCCAAAGATATTGGGACTGATACATCGATAATATCCTTGTACGCACCAGAAACTGAAAGACCTGTAGATGATTCAATCTGGTTAGCATAAGGAATGCGGATAGTTTGCCCTGCTTGTTCTGCATAACCTGCGTTAGGTTTATATATCTCAGAATTTTGAGCAAATATATTGTTGTTTTCAAACGCCTCGCAGGCTTCTTCCCATGCGATTTGTTCAACTTTGGTTAGGCTATTAGCCATAATAATTTACCTTCTATTTTTAAAGTTAAGATTGCACCCATCCAGCAGCCCTAGCAGATCGTTTCATTTGAATTAGCTCATTCATGCTTAGCTTTCCAGCTTGCTGTTGTTTGCGAGCTTTTTCTATTTGGCGATCCAATGATGCTGTTGAAGCCTGACCGCCCTCTAAAGGTTCGTCAGGTGGTGGCGCTGTTTGGGTATTAGGTGCAGCCGTTAATCGGTCAGATAATCTAGTCAACTCAATTACTAACTGAGTCGGATCAGATGAGAACATTTCGCTTAATCGTCTAGCCTCACTTTCGTTTTTGCCAAGCGAATAAAGCATAGCGGCGGATGTGCCTTGATATCGGGTGATAACCTCTTTACTAACCTCATCGCCTAAAATACTTCTAGCGACATTTTCAGTTTCAGAAAAATCATCTGCCTTCAAATCATTGGCGTATTTATAATGAGCCTCTAAACCAGAATCAAATGCTCGATCACGTTCAGCCTTAAATTCATGCTGCTGAACAACTTCTTGAGCGATAGTTTGAACGCTGTTTTTGAGGTATGCATCATGTGCCACCCTGTAATCATCTGTAGAATCAAAATCAAGTTCATTCGGAGGAGCTGGAGGCTTCTTAGGTGTTGCGACTTGCATCCTTAGAAGTTCTAATTCAGCTTTATCTTTTGCCGCATTCCTTTCAGTAGTATCCAGGCGCTGCTTCCACTTACTTTTCTGCGCAATATGTGCCGCAGTCGGCATCGTTTCAGGTTTTGCCTTTTTTTCCTCTGGCTTTTCTTCCGGCTTATCACCATCAGATTCGCTTTCTTGATCTTTTACTTCTACATCATCTTCGGGCATAGCTTCGCCCTCAACCTTTTCGGCTGCTTCTTCCTTCATCTTTAACCTCGATATGAGTTAACCTAGATTTCTGTCTAGTGCAGTTGCGCTATTACCTCTGCGCGTGAGTATTGCTAGTTTTAACTAGCTTCTAACGTATTGGCCTGACCGTTAGCTATCAATTCTTTTAGTTCTGCTTGAATCATTGCCGTTTGAGCTTGAACCTTCTTAGCCTCTTCCATCTTCTTGAGGTTCTCAAACTTCATCCCTTCAATCTTCTGCTGATTCATAGCAGCTTGCGTCTGTTGCTCTAATGCAGCAGATTCAAGCAACATATCATTTGGTGTTTTAGGTTTCTCAGCGCCCTGGAGGCTTTGAATATTCTCAACCAGCGCCCTTTCTTCGTCATTGTCAGGTGCAGCGCCACCAATCAATTGCTCATACCTTACTTTGCGCTGTAAATTATTAAGGCCGTTATTAGGCAGAAGATAAATAATCTCACCTAAAGTATCGTTGTACATAGGATGGTCTTGAGGCATAGATATCAGAATATCTTTCAGAGCCTCGATGCTTTCTTCTCGCTGAGTTGAGTAATCACGACCAATATCAACCACTACTTCAAATGACCCTTTACTTACATCGTTTTGATAAGTGACTTGTGCACCATTAGGCAAAGGCGACAACAATCTAACTTCAGACGTTTCTTCTTTCTCATTCACTAGCTTCAGTGCGCGATTGAAGTTTTCTTTGCCAGCATAAATCTCAGAAGCCATCGACTGATACACCCGACCTAAATGCTTGAGAGAAGTTCTAATATTGTCGAATATTGGCTGCGTATTCTTGTCAGATCGTTTGATTAGAGCGTTGATAGCCTTACCACTAGCATTTGGGTCTGATATATCTTGCGGAGCGCCACCAGTTCCCATTCTGATAAAATCAGAGGTCATCTGTATTAACGATGCAGCCGCAGGTGCTAATGTACTACCAGCTATCTGACCAACCGGCCCCAAGTGCTGAATGCTGCCATCTTCGTTATACACAGGATCAGCAAGCGCGTATGGGGCTTGGTGTAGGTTCTTAGACCATGCACCTTTCAGGCCAGAGACTTGCTCAGGGGTAAATATCTGTTTTCCTTCGTGAGAGTGAGCAGCGCCTTCAGCAGCCAGTGAAATGCTCATATTGAGCAACCGCTGGGCATCCATCCGTTTCCGAATCACGCCATGAAAATACTCAACACCATCAACAAAACCACGGAACCCGTAAAAGGGAATTACTGGAATAAAGTTACCGGCAATACGGCGTTCTTTCTCTAGAATCTCGTCACCGGTGAATAGCGTTTTGAACACTTGTCGGCGTTTAACAGTTCGTTTATTTACAAAAATAAAGCCCGCAGCAAGTAAACTTAGTTCTTCTTCTTCTATTTCTTTTTTACCTTGGAGCGTGACCCGTTCTTTCGTTTGAACATTTAAGTAATTAGCTTGTAGTAATGTTTTTTCTTTAATTTCGTATCGAGTTCCAACATAAACGTGTTCATCGTTTGACCAGTTGAAGTATGATTTGTCATGAGGGCGTAGGCTAGAAGACTCAACGCCAGGCCATTTCTCGTCAAACACTTCCTTAGTATACGGCGTTAGAATAGTGCAACGCCTAGCATCGCTTTTATCCTTTCTTCTCGCGCCTGAGTCAAAGACGGCAAGCGCATATGCATTCGGGCATTCAGTGATGGTTATGTTCTGTTTTTGATTCGTTGAATCAAGATCGTCTTCGTAATCACTATTGAGTATCAAAGCGCCATAACCGCCACCAATAGCTTCATAAACTGCTGTATCGACAGCATCCTGACCGCCTCGTCTACGCATGTCACGGCGAAATAATCCGTCTAACAACTCAGCATCTTCGTCAGTGGTCGCTTCATCATCTGGCGAGTAATTAACGCCCATTCGGTTCTGCGTCCAATCAGCGAATGTCCTGTGCAGATATTCGGAGGTCTGATCGACTTCCATCTTTGCACGATTCTCGTACTCGTCCTCAAGGTATCCTTCCCATTGACCACCAGATACCAGACTAAAGCGCAATTCTTCATTGCACATCTCGCGCTGTTCTGCGGTGGCATTATAATCAAGCTCAAAGTCTTGACGATACTTCATCGCTGAATCTTTCATGCGAAGGCGCTATAAGCTGAAGGAACGTCAACATCCCTATTTTTATTAATATTTGTTCTTTTAGTCATTTTTGGAAATAGCTCTGTAAATGCCCATATCGTTGCGTCTGCCCTATCAGGTGATTTAACGCCTTGATAACCGTTCGTAGTCATAGCTGTTAGCTGTTCTTCAATTTCTGGGAAGTAACCAACATGGTGTATCTTGCCCTGCTCATATAGTGCGCCAATAGGTTCTGCTCTGATAATCTTGCCTCTAGATGCTCTGACCTCGCCATAGTTAATGTTTGGGTTGGCAGTTCGTATGACCGCCTCAACCATCGCACCACCATAGTTAATCTCAGCAACTACTTTATCCGCTTCGTGCCTATCGTAAGCACTGGTAACTATCTCACCCCAATCTGACGGAGCATATCGACCAGATAAGTCTTCAATAAGATAACCGTGCCCATCAGTACCTAACGCGCAGACTGCAATGCCTACCTCATCAGATCGGGTGTCTTCATCACCACGGCAGCCAGAGGGGTCAACAGCAATGATAATCCGCAGATAATCAGGCAACACATCAGCAATGCGACCAAGTAACCGGTGCCTAGCAATAATCTCTTCAGTAAATAGTGCGTTCTCAGTGTCATCACTAAACTGTCCTAATAAGAATCGCTTACGAGCTTTCTCCGGCAGATCGTTGAGAATATCTAAATACTCATCCGCTAGGTGTTCTTCGTTATGTTCTGGGTTAATCAGAAAGTACGTGTAATCATCTGGATTGTTAAACGAGTTACCACTCGTTACATCTATCTTGTCCACGAAAGTTCTGTACGTCCAGTGACGCTTAGACGGTGGGTTAAAGTCAAAGTAGAACTTTAGTCTTAGTCCACATTTCTGCGCCAGCCGAGTCTTAGCCGTGATATATGAGGCGTAAGGTATCTGTGAACATTCGTTAAAATAGATAGAGGCGAACTCCATACCAAGAATCTTCTCCGTTCTATCCTTATCATCTAAGCCAGCAAACCATATTTCGCTAC